TGCGGCTTGGGTCAGACTTTGAGAGGAGATCGAGATCGCCGAGGCGCTCGGGATCGGCTTCACACGCGCCGCCGCGTTTTCGATTACGCCTCCATTCAGATCGTAGATTTTACCGCCCGGTGTCGGATCCGTCAGAATTTCGGCGGGCTTCCCATCCAGCAGGACAGAGGACTTCTGATACGATTTCGGCGTCGGTGTCTTCACCTTCTCAGCATCGGCCTGAAGTTTCGCGACTTCGGCATCGATCTTCGGCTGCTCCTGCAACATCTTGGCGCGCGTCGGCGAGGCCATGATGATCGGATCCACAATCGATTTCACGGTGTCAGGCGTCGGACTCTGTTGCAATTGCGCTTCGGCTTGTTGGAGTTGCTGAAGTCGAAATGCTGGTCTGCAAGGCGACCGGATCGTAGTTGTGTGTTTTGACTGATGATGCGGTGTCGGCGAACGCTTCGGTCGTCAGCCGATCGGCATCCTCTTGCGCCTTCTGCGCTTCCGCGTGGGCCTTGTCACTGCTATCGAATTGCGCCTGTACCGTCGCTTTCAAATGTCCAGGCAATCCAGCCAGTACCGTATCTCTGCCGGCGGCGCCGTTCTGGGCGTAGGCAGCATCGATCGCTTTCATGTCGGCGAGTTTCGTCTGGCGTTCCGCCGCCAGTGATTGCCGCTCGGCGATCTGGCCTTGAATGTCCTGCATTTGCAGGGCCTTCATCTTCTGCGCTTGGATCTGTCCGGGGATCTGCCCGATCTCCTGCCCGATGCCTTGGATGGCATTCCCCCAGACTTGCCCGCTCCGCAACGCGCCTTCGGCCTGCGCCTGTCCTTGCGCTTGAATCAGCGCCGACATGCTCTGCACGTAAGGATTGTGATACGGCTCGTAGTTGAAAACTGGCATTTGTCTAGGCCGTGGCCGTGTTGAACTGTTGCCCGAAAATCTGGCCTTGGTTGTTCACGCCCTGCTGGTACTGCTGGAACGCCTGATTGTACGGGTTGAGATATTGCGTCCCGTAGTTGGTGTTGTACTTCGTCAGCGCGTTCCCGAAGTTTGTCACGTAACCGCCGAGCGCGCGATTGAACGCATTCCCGTATTCCTGTGAGGCCGAGTTCTGGCCATAGTCGATCAGATCCTTCAGCGTCCCGCCTGTATTCAACACGCCACGTGCGGCTGCTGAATTCTGCAACGCTCCAAGACCCTGCTGCTCGCGGAAGGCAAAGCCGGGGTCTGAGGTCAGAATGTCATTCGCGCTTGGCGGCGCGAAGGGCGCGTAGTCAAACGCGGGCGGATGTGGAATCGCTGGCATCGCGCCAAAGAGACTCGTCGCCAGCGCCGGATAATTGCCCGTGCCTGGACCGCCCCCGGTCGGCGTGGGCGCAACGGGTTGTCCGACATTCCCCGCTGTCGTGCCCGCTGGTGCCCCCGAGCTGGTGGTGCCGCCATGCGTGGCCGTGATCGGACTCGTCCGCCCCATCGGATTGCCGTTCGTGTCATACCCTGGATTGTTCGGATCGGGGATTCCGTCCGGCTGAGGATTGTTCGGATCAGTTGCCATTGGGCCTCCCGAGCGCCGCCATCGAAGCTGTTCGGTTCGCCGGATCCGCGGTCTGATCCGGTACTTGTGTCATCGGCACATAGCCAGGAATGTTGAACGGCTGCAAGCCGACCATCTGCCCGAGCGTCGAGAGCCGCCCCTGTCTCGCCGCCCACTGATCGTAATTGGCGTGCGCCGTCGTCTGGGCGTTCTGAAAGTCCTGCGCCGCTTGCTGCTTCTGAAAGGCCAAGGCTTGCGCCGCCGACTTCGATTGCAGATCAGCGGCGTGAGTCGCCGCATCAGCTTGGGCTTTTCCTCCGGCCATATCAAACGCGCCCTGAATCGGCGCCGTGATCAGCGACAGCGGATTAAAACCTGAACCGCCCGAACTAGAGCCTGACGCCATGTCGTCTCCTTGCGCGCGGCTGCAACCACTGCGCGGCACCGCTCATGTCGATCTGTCGTGGCCCGCCGAAATGAATCGTGAGGTCTTGCAAGTACCGATAGAGCGACCGCTGGACCCGCATCTTGCCGCGATAGGGCTCCGCGATCCATAGGCCATCAATATGCGTCTGTGTATCCTCAGTCGTCCGAAAGATGAAGGCCGTTCCGATAATGCGCTCTTGCACTTCCACGACAACGACGGCGCCGTGGGTGGCTTTCGCCGCCCAGCTTTTATCGACCAGACATCCGGTCGTGAGAATCCGCGCCCATTCTTGCGGCGGCAAAATCCGTGTCGTCATAAGGTTTCCAGCAGGATATAGACCCGATATTTCATCTGCCCCGGCGTGTTGCTCGCGTACGCCACACTGTAGCTGATCGGACTCGACGCATCGGAGAGAATCGGAAACGTCCCGCTCTGCACCGCCGTCACCGCATCCACGACCAACGCCGGCCCGCTCAGCGACAAGGCTTGGCTGCTCTCCGTCCACGAAAACGTGATGGTCAGCGAGCTGCTCACCCCGTCGGCCGTGGTCTTCCGCATGTAGTAATTGATGCGGTACGACCCGCTCGAAATCGACGGCAACGGGATTGGCGTGGTCCCGATCGCGGCGGATTGGCTCGTCCGACTGACGGCCGGAAAGAACTGTGGCGTATTGGCGACCGGCCCGACGACGGCCGTCTGCAACCAGACGCCGAACTCTTTGGAGATCCCGTATTGCGGTAACGGCTTCCCAGACACCGGATCCAGTTGGACGACCGAGGCGTTCCACGGAATCGGCGCGAGATTCGACATTAACGCGATCCATTGGTTTGCGGCCCGTCATTGTTGTAGAAGCCATCAATCAGCCGCCACGGGATCGGATCGGAGACGACGATCTTATGGACGCGATCCCGAGAGATCCCCATCCGCCAGAACTGCACGCGGCTCAAGTAATCGCCCATGACGCCGCCACTCGCCTGCCGTTCAGGAAGGAATGTCTTGCCCCCATCATCGCTGGTCGCCAACGTGAGGATCGGGAGCCGACCCGCCCCGCTCACCGTGCCGAGCCCGGATTCCAAGAAAATTTCCACCTTGCGAATCGGAATCTGCCGCATCTCGTTGAACAGGGCCGGCGTAATCCGTTCGCGGCGAATGACCGTGCCATCCGCTTCGAGGCTCGAGGTCGAATCCAGAAACGAAATGGTGCCCGTCAGGCGGTCGCCCACGAGATGCTTGCCGAACGCATGGGCATGGACCCGAGGCGCCCAGATGTCATACATCGTCTGCGCCGACAACCACTTCCCCCAATCGACCCAGACGCCCGTGGTCAGGTCGTACACACGCGTCGCCTTCGCGGCCGGGAACGTCAGGGCATAGAACGTATGCCCCTGATACTGGAACATCATCGCTTCCGCATCGCCGATGCCCACCGTTTCGGAGAACGTCGCGATCTCGCTTTCCAGTTCCGGCGTGCTAATCCGCTGCGGGGAATAGCCCACGGCTTGCACGACGATGCCTTCGCCTTCCGCATTGTGCGAGAGCCAGATCACCGTGCCGCCCGCGGACTTCAAGGTCCACGGCGCCCGAATCCCATACTTGAACGTCGCCCCCGGTCGTTGCGCGAAGGGGAACGGGAAGGCGCCCGCGTCATACCAGACGACGCCCGTCTGCTCCCCAATCAGCCAGATGTCGGGGATATTGACGACCATCGCGACCCAATTATCCGGGGCATCTCCCCGTTGCGCGAACTGCGTCGGATCCCACGTCGTGAGGTCATTCAGGTTCGACAGCCGGATCTTAGAGATCGTTGGATCGAGGGCGATGCCGTAGCCATCCAGCACGCCAATCTGGACACAGTTCCCGGTCAGGACTTGCGTGAACGCGGACGTGGCCGTCGTGTAACAGTAGCCATTCGTCCCAGAGGCGAACAGAAATTGCCCGCCGACGGCGCCGTTGCTCGCGATTTGGGCTTGATTCCCATCCTGGGCCACGGTCCCGATCGCATTCGCCGTACCTGTGGACGCGAAGTTATAGGCCGTGCTGCCCACGACCCCGAGACAGATTTCGTTCATTTCATAAAGACATCGCGTGCTGACGGCACTGACGGTACTGAAGATCGTGAACCCAGGCGTCGGATAGAGGGCGGCCTGATTCTTCGCCGAGCGCGGCAAGGGCTCCAGATAGAAGTTGCGCGTGCGCTCACCACTCGCCACGGAACTCCGTGACACCGCCGATGGCCCGATGAAGCCGGGAATGCGACTCATCGGCCCCACGTATCCGAGTTGATGTTATAGAGCGACCGATGGGTCGGCAGCAGCGCCGCATCGATCGAGAGGTCCGACAGACGCTCATTCTTCCGCTTGAGGAGTGCTTTGCTCTGCGCCGCCGATTGCAAGAGCGTCGGATCGACGGGGATATTCTCACGGAACTCGGAGGCCAGTTCGACCGCCAGATTGTCCCGCAGGAAGCGGTTATAGCCCGGTGGCAGCGCG